ACCCCCCGAAGTCTGTCCAGGGTCCGTAAAAGGCCTTGGATCGTAGTCTGTACTCATAATCCCGTCCCAGCCTTGGAGAACTGGAAACGGAATCTTCGATCTCGAGGATCGAATGAGTACGACCGTCTTTCAAGCGATACAACATTGCTGCTGTAGCCCCCAACATGTTTGTGGGTTGTCGCACCAAAATGGGCGTCGCTTGGAGTCTTAGACCAGTCACCCCCTCCCACCCGCGATCATTACTGATCACGAAGGGAGAGGACTGGCTCTCGTCCCAATTGCAACAGATACCATCAGAGTCACCGGCGTGAGCCGGGACCCTCAGGTTCCGAGCAATGAGGCGAGGAACCGCCCTAACCACGGAGGTCCAAACAGGCAGATACCGAATGTCACAACCAACTTGGCTGCGACGACGGTGAGCCGCCCGACGGATCCCATTGGCGAGGCGGAAGAGGTGATGAACCTCATCTAGACTCTCTTTCTGAAAGAAAGGACGGACTTCGAGCCCATTGTAGAAGTCTTTTCCGCACGATTCTCGGAAGGGGCCCTCCTTATACGACTTAGCACTATTAGTGCTAAAGCCGCAGTAAGAGAGGACCTCGACCAATAGGTCGTACGAACGAGACGGAACAATGATATCGTCACCGTAGACCCGAACACTTTCGGTGTCAAGGTCTAACCGACGAACACACGCGATCGCGAGACTCCAGAAAATCAGAGTTTCTAGTTCGAATGTGTAACCGTTCCCCATAGAGGAGAACTTCTCATAGCGTAACCACTTCCCATCAAGGTAGCCAACTTTTGATCGGCACCTATCCAATCTCTCAAACCATTCGCACGGTAAGAGAAATCGGACCAACTCGCGCGCGACAGTGTCGCTTGCGGATGAAAGGTCGATAGTCGCCAGAGAGCCATCCAAAGAACCCCTTTGGGCCAGATCCTGATTAGGAACCTGGTCATCGAGGTCCAACCCACATCGCGAGAGCAACCGACGCCTCATAAGTTTACCTAGCCCTAACTGGGCATAGATATTCAAAAGAGGTTCGATCGCAATCGTCCTATGGGTGACAGCGGTTTTTGGCACAAAAGCTACTCTATTGCCCGGAACAAGATCCAAATCGTCTTGCGTCACAATCGGCCAAAAGCCGGGAGTTTCACAATCAGTTATGGATCGAGCCCACGGTGGCCGACTCATCACGAGTAGGGCCCCGACATCCGCCATGTCATGTGTGACTGACGGAGAGACTTGCAGCTTGTCGTAAAGAGACGTTAAGCCTCTTGCATCGGAGTGGTTAAACGCTCCGGGGCCAAAACGACACGCATCGAGCCACTCTTGAGAGTTCACGTACGTACCTAGCACCCTCTGCACTTCTGAAGCAGCGTCCGAAAGGATCGCCTTCACTTCAGTCCGTGTGTTATTAACACCGGAGCAGAGAGCGCGTATACGCGCGTTAGTCTCAGCACACGAAACCTCCGACGCAAAGAATTTCTCCTTTGCGGCCACGAGCGGATCCACTCCTTCTATTTCTAGAGGAGTCTTCTTGAGAAACGAGACGGCCTGGTAGTCGTCCCGAAAATCAAGAGCCCGGTTGTAATCGCGGGGATTGACAGTCTTGCGAACAAGCTGTTCTAATTCGCCGTAGCGGAGCAAAATCTCGCACGATAGCGAGACCGGTGTGTTGAGCGACTCAAACAAGTCAACGGCAACACTAAATAAGGTCCCGGGAGGGACCTTATAGTCTCTGCACATTGCGCGCAGAGTTCCTAAGAGGGCATTATTCTGTTTTGCCCTCTGTCGGGTCAGAGCACTCCCCAGCCACTTTGGCCAGGAAAATTGCCCCAAGGATCTTGGCAACTAAGATAAAAATCGAAGTCGCCTCCTTGGAAGCAAGTGCTGTTCCGATGACGGCGAGCCACGCGAAGCGTGGTGATCGCCTCTTCGGTCTCCTGATCATAACTACCCTTCTGGGTAGGCGTCAGGGAACCCTCCGATCGTAGAACATCATCGATCTCCTCAAAGAGTTGAAAGAGATGAGCACGATACTGCATGCGAGTCATGCCTTCATTACAAAGGCTGTCAAACATGCGGGGCAGGTCACGGACCATGCTCCGGAGAGTAATCAATTTACTTGAATTGCTCATAAGGTTCCCCTAGTCTACAAAGTTAGGTAGGAATGGCGCCAGACTCGGCGGCCGTCTTCACGATGGCTTGAGCGACCGCTTCTTTGAAGCGAGCGACAAGTTCATCAGTGTCGGCGATCGTGAGCTTGGCGGGACGGAGAATCTCGAAGGTCGCAGTGAGCGTACCATCGAGAAGACCCGACGTGCCGTTAACAATCGGACGCGTCAGTTTGCCTCGGGTGCGATAAACACCCGCCGCCTTGTCCGCCGGGATAACCCTGGACAGGACAAAACGGGACATCCCAAGAATCGTCGTCGCACCGCTTTCGACCCATTCAACGCTATCGGGATTAACCGAATAGACGCTGAACGTGACGTTTGCGGCCGCGTTGTTCTTGAGAGTCAGATCGGCAGCTGCTGCCATTAGTACTCCTGAAAAGGAAGAGAGGTCTGTTTCGGCTCAAAGCCTAGCATTTCCTCGGTGAGTGCCTTGTATGAGAGCCAATGATGTCACAAGCTTCTTAAAGTCGAAGCTGTTAGTCATCGGAGGATACAATTCACTCGGATCGAGAACCAAAGGAGTTCTCACATAATACCGTCTACTATACCCAAACGACATCGGTGTACGGGTGTTGCTGCCAGACAGGTCATGGTTGGCATAGCCAGCAAAGTCCTGTTGACAACTCCGCCCTTCCACATATGAAGTAAAGGCACGTATAACGGTAACACCTTGGAGAGCCGTTAACCCTGTCAGCCAGTCTCCGACTTGAACAAACCAGTCGAAGACAAAACTGAAGGGGATAAGCTCCCATGCTATCAGCGCTGGATTTGTCAGACCCAGCTGTTGTAGCTCAGATAAGTGTGGGCTGGAAAGCTCACACCAGACAACCACTTTAACGGTTCTGGTACAAGACCAGAGTTCAATTCCGTTATTTGGGGTGCCCATCGGGGACCAAGGCAGTATTGCCGGATAGGTCTTTGTGACCGTATTCGACGCACTTACCTTAAACCTCGGTGATCTGACTACGTGCTGTTGAGCAAAAAACTCAGCAGCACCCTTAACATCCATCAGTAACGGCATCCAGCCGTACTTGTACTCAAGCCAGCTCTTATGGAGCCGTCTCGGGGTGATGTTAAGGTTTTCGGCAACACCTTTCAAGTTGCCCTTCCGAAACGCCCGATAAGCTCGGTCAATGCGGCGTGCCGCATCTAGGATCAAATCGGACGTCTTGTGAGCCTCAGCTAAAGTAACGGCAACGTTAACCTTAGCGTCGGCGATTTTCACCAAGGCCTTCAACTTCGTCTCATTCTGCTGCGCGGCGAGAGTAGCGTCGAATGCTGCATCCACTGAACTTTTGTTCCAGTTGATGTAGCTGTACACGCCATTCAGGTCGAGCAAGCGGTCCGGGACGTCGTAGTAAGGAGTTCCCGAGAAAGTGGGATTCGACCAGATCTTTTCCGAATATGGTATTTGAACCACTCGGAATTGCTGATCAGCATACCCATTAATCGGTCGCTGGTCCTTGGGTACTGTGCCAAAGTTTGTAGTGTTGTTCCAGTTCCGAGTGCGGCCTTCGAATCGGTTCAGCTTAACGCCGGACGCAATAAGAGGGCCCCAAGTATCGGAAACTGGCATAATAACTCCAAACGATGACACGACATGGCCGCAAAGGCCGAAAGGTAATAGCACGAGTCGGGGCCTAAGCCCGACAGACACGTCGCTAGACGTGCCACTAAAGGCATGTCGTACTATCGAAGAAACCTCTAGGGCAAAGCCCTG